TGGTTGCTCGTCCAAGGATTCCACCAATAAACTTAAATGTGCCTGAGAAAAGACTAAAGAACTTACCAATTGCTTTACTAATTGGACCGGCCTTGAAGTCATCCATCATTTTAGCTACTTTGCCGGCAACAGGCAATACCAAACCCTGATTGACAACAAAAGCAATCTTCTGCACATTATTGATAAATTTAAGGAATGAATCCATAATAGATTGGATTGATTCACGGATACCTTTATCCAAGAAAGCAGCAGTGGCTGCCAGTGCTGCAGCTGTACCAATAAGTAATTGGTCAAAGATTTTATTCGGGTCTTGATTTGGAGTAAGTTTCGAACCACTAGAAGAATCTTGGCCCTGAGCTCTAGACTTTTCTCTCTCAGATTCCAGCTCATCAAGAGCTTTGCGCTTTTCCAATTTAAAGAAATTAGAAAATTGTTCAGACAGACCATGAATAGCATTAGTTTGCTTTTCTTGCTCTCCTAGAGTATTAAGGTTTGCCTGAACTAGGGTAGCCTGTACGTCTCTTAATGTAATCTCTGCCATTTATTTACACTCTGTTTACTGGTTTTGTCGAGCCTTTTCGGCCTCTTCTTCTAAGTACTCATTCAGCATCATTATGTAAATTTCCCTTTCCCAAGGGAGCATTTCTTCTAACTCTGTCAAAGAATATTTATGGTGTTGGATCAATTGGAAGTTAGAACGATAATAGTTAGCTAAGCTATCATGGGAAAGGCCTACTGAAAAAAATCAGCAGTACCTTTAAGAACCTCTTTATTCTTTGCACCACAGCCTTCACAGACCCACTTGACTTCATGGGTAAGTTCAGGAATAGTGTTAATGAAATCTTGAATCAGCTTAAACTGACCGGATGTAAAGTTAGAAATAAAGTCGGAAATCTCTTCTTCTGTATGATCCTCAACCATGAATCGATTATCACCCTGCATAATAGCAGAAAGACATGCACGTACCATAGTGAATGATGCCTCAACCTGATCGGTATTCTCAGGCATTGAAATCAGACGCTGAAGATCACCATAAGAAGGGAACTTGAGTTCAAGATGTACATCATCTGTTAGCTCAACAACATATGGACCTTTTTTGCCTTTTGGCGTAGGTGGTTTAATATCATCAAAGTTAATAGTGATTGGTGTAGATGTTTCACAACCATCCTCAGCACACTTCAGACCTACGTCAGTGGTCTCGCCAACAGACCTTGCACGAATCTTTAGGAACATATAATCAATATCAAACATCGTCAATGTACGTACATTAACATCTGAATTGATAAGACATGCCTCAATGGTTTTAGCAAGAGTATCCAGCATAATATTACGGTCATTGGATTCCATTGCTTGCATCATCACTTTCTCTTCTTTAACAAGATAAGGACGATACTCAACCATTTGACCGGTTGAAGGAATCTTCATTTTGTAATTAATGTGTGCATTAAGTTTAGGTAATGCCATGATTTAAATCTCCAGTGTTATACTTGTTCAGGTTCCCAGTCTGTATAGCTCAATTCTACATTAAGTTGTACCAGACTATTTTCATTCTCATCGCCGAGTTCAATAGCATTAACTGTTGTAGGGAAAGCCCTGAGGAGCTTACAACCATAAACAACAGAATCATCACCATGATTTAGCTGAAAGATCGATACTGTTTTTGAATATTCTGTTTTGTATGCTAGTTCATAATCACCTGGATTTACAACAGCTCTTTGCCATTCATCAAAGTAATTACGTACTGAGTAATTATTATCTAGAATAAAGGTAAGTGATACATCATTGAAACCAAATGCATAAGGCATTTTCTGAGTGATCATACCAATACGACGTTCTTGAGTAAGAATCTGACGACCTGGTAGATTTGCTGCACGACAAAGGATATTAAGGTCACGACCATCCATACCGAAATCACTTGGCAACATGATCTTATAACGATTGGCCCGTGCGACACCTGAGGTGATCGCGCCTTTAAGTTCTTCGATACTACTCATGATCCTCTGATAATCCTTCTGGAATCTGCGTAAACCTGGCTTCTGTTTGCTTTTTCGAAAATCGCAGTTTGTAAGAAAGCAGCAATTTCCCATTCATTCATTGGTACACGTGAATACCTTGAACGAACATGCTTTGTCAAATAGTGTTTGAATGTTGGCTTATACCAACGGAACTTAGAAACACCCTTGAGCATTTCATAAGATACCTGAATCTTCTCACGTTCATTATATCTCTTTTTATCTTTTAGATCCATTAGAGAATCCAAGAGTTTTGCTCTAAGAACTGGTGGAAGATAATGAAGGTTCAATCCATAGAATCCATCTTTTGCTGGACCAACAGAAATGATCAAAGGGAATCTATCGTAGTAAGGCAATGTTTCTTTATGTTTTGGATCATAATAGAACATGTACATATTGCCAGGATATACATTACTACTAAGAATGGCTGGGTCATCTTTCATCAAATCTTTACGATTGATAGACCGCAAGCTTTTAACACGGTTTCTGAACCACGCCTGAGACTCTTTTGTCCTTGGTGAAATACCAGCACGAAAAGCTTCTTTTTCAATCTGTTTAAAAAGATTACTCATTTAATTCAAAAACCGTTGCGTTGATTTGTATAGTTTTATTTATATCTTTAGTCCAAGCTTCTTAAGCTCGTTTTCAGTCCAAATCTCAAATCGCCATGTCCTGCCACCTTCGGTATTTTTGTGTTCACACATAGCCCGAGCAGCTTTCCACTTTGAATCGTTTTTAATATAAGTAGCTACCTCATTAAGTGCATACTTAGTTTTCTTTGTTACCTTTGGCGCCCTAGTCTGCTTATGAGGTTTAATCTCAACAAGGATTACTTCACCTTTCTGAGTAACGATTGTCAAGTCAACAAAATAACGATGTGGCCTTTTATCGGTTTCGCATATATAAGGTACTACTGTGATCTCTGAACCCCATGCTTGAATCCATGATGCATCTTCACAGTATTTGAAAGCTTGCTTTTCCCAGTTAGATCGATAAATAACATCTTTATGATCGCCGATATATTTTTCTGGTTTTGTCACTTTGAATCTGCCTTTATAAGTACCTAGCTTAGGTAACTTTTTCAAAGGCTTTATTTTTTTAGCCATAAATATCTCTAGATTTTATTTAATATTTATATGGAAAACCGATGGCTATTAGATTTCCAATTCAACCAGATGAAAAGTACGGTGGTACAGTTAGTTTCACTGCTATTCGTTCATCAACTAATACATCAAGGAATTCTGCCGTATTAGACCAGTCCAGGTCTTTGGCTGCAGAAACCGGTGGTAATTTTAATTTGAGTGCATCACAACAGCAGGTGGGCACGACTCGTAGTTCTGTTACCAGTGTTGTTGGTGATGTAGTTTTGTATTTGCCACCCGGTATTCAGTTTAGTGACGGTGTTGGTTATGATAATACCAATCTCGGTTTCTTTGGTAATGCAGTAGCAAATGCAGCCGGCGCAGGAATGTCTGGTGGAGCATCCGGTGCAGGTCAGTTTGCAAAGCAATCCCTTGATCAGTTTGTTTCTTCATTTGATAAAATGAGGTCTTCTGCCTTTGGTCCTGATCAAAAGAATGCAATGGCCGCGGTTGCAGAAAGAATGGCACCTGAAGGTCTGTCTCAAGCCATTCAGGCAGGTACAGGTATTACGGCCAACCCACATACTCGTTCTATTTTTAGAGATGTTGCACTTCGTCAGTTTTCATTTAATTTCTCTCTTTTGCCAATGAGCCCAGAAGAAGCTGAAGCTGCTGAACAGATTGTCCAGTTCTTTAGGGAAAACCTTTACCCTGAAAAAGTCAATAATGGTTATTCCTATAAGTTCCCAACTAAATTTAGAATTAAGTTTAGATACAAAGACAATGACATTGCTCATAAGTTGTTGCCTTGTTATTTGACTTCAGTACAAACTAGCTATAATTCAAATTCAGGTACATTCCATACAGATGGCAAGTTTTCTCAAACTGATATTGCAGTGTCTTTCCAAGAAGAAAAGACTTTGACAAAAGAAGACATTCAGGCAGGTTACTAAAATGTATTTTAAAAACTTTCCACAGATTGATTATAAGTTTGGTGAGAATATTGAGGCTAGTAAGTTTCAAGACCTGATGGCGTACATTGATATTGTAGATCAAGTCAAGGATGAAATCACCGCCTACACTTGGTATAATATTCAAGATGGTACACGACCTGACCAGGTATCACAAGAGATTTATGGTACGCCTGACTATCACTGGACTTTCTTTCTTTTAAATAATAATCTTCGTTCACAGGGCTGGCCACTTAGGCAGTCTGAAGTAGAAAAGAAGATTAGAAAGGATTATCCTAATACCACTTTGAACACTGGTGGAGATTTATCGGTTAAGTTTAGACGTGGCTCGACAGTGACTGGAGCCTCTTCTGGTGCAACTGGTACGATACTTAGACGTAGACTAGACTTAGGTCAAATCATTATTTCTGGAGATTCTGATTTTGTTGATGGTGAAACCATTACAACATTTGAAGATGGTGTAACAAAATCTATTACGATTAGTTCGGCTATTCGTGAATGGAATTCTGTACACCATTTTGAAAATGATTCAGGATATTACGTTGACATTATTCCTGATGCACCATTTATTAATGAACGTGAAAATAGATATGTTCATTATGATTCTGATACTGCAACATATGACCTAAGCGTATTGTATAATACCGAAGGTTTATCAAATGCAAATCTAGATTCTGATGATGAAACTAGATTAGTTGATGTATATTCAATTAATACTAAGTTTGCTGAGAATGATCCAAATGAGCCATTTGGCGCGATTCATAGATCAGTTGGTAATGGATTTGAAGCTTATTACAATGGTCAGATTCTTGGATCATATGGTTTTGATTCAGATGCAGATGAAGCACTTCGTAATAAGTTTGATAGCTATATCACACAAACATATGATGATACTGATCCGGCAATCTATACGCCAATTACATTCCGTGAAAGGTTGATTGAAGAAAACAATGAACTGCGTGAAATTAAGGTTCTTAAGCCTGAAGTTGCCGCACAGATTGTGAACCAGTTTAGTTCTATTTTGCTAGATACAACTCCGGTTGAAGATGTACGGCGTAAGTCACAGGGCCAACAAGGTCTTGGTAAATACGAAGCAAATACAAATGACAAAGCAACCAATGATGCAATTGCTCTTGTTAATTCACTTTTGTCAGGTAATAGCTAATGAGTCAAAATGAGATTTCTAGTCCATATGATTATGGATATCATAAAATCAGTATTGAAGGGCCGAGGTTTAATTCAGTAAACATCGAACACCTGGTCCTGGAAATCTCTTTATATGAGAATCTAGGCAGTCCTTTTGTATCTGGTAATATGATCATTCTTGATTCTGCAAATCTGTCTAACCATGTTAATTTCATGGGACAAGAAAAGATTAAGATCGAGTTGTATGATCCATATGAACAGCAATTTGTTGTTAAGTCATTTGTAACAACTGGTGTAAAACGATCTGAAAAAACTAGTGATAATGCATCGTCTATTATTGTCTCTTTTGTTGAAGAACATGTAACACTTTCGAATATTACTCGCTTTTCAAAGACATATGAAGGTAAGATCGAAACCATTATTTCTGATATTTTGGCTGATCAGTTGAATGTACAAGTACAAACAGATACTAGTGCACAGGCCGTGATGAGATATATTGCACCTTATACTATTTCACCACTTAAGGCCGTGAATATGTTAAGACGCCGTGCTACAAGTACAAATGGTGCACCGTTCTTTTTGTATTCATCTATTAAAAGACCAGGACTTAGACTTGCTAATCTTGAAACACTTATTTCACAGCCATCTTTTAATAATCAGCCGTTCATCTACTCAATTGTAACTGATCCTGAGTATTCTGAATATAGCTACTCTGTTGAAAATATGGAAGATCAATCACATAAGATTCGTAGTTTGAATATTATGGATAATGAAGATGTTGCACGTCTTTTTGAAGAAGCTGGGTTTGGTGCACAGTATCTTTGGCTCGATACTATTAAAGATATTGCTACTGAGTTAAGACACCGTTCACCTGAAGTACTTCGCAGATTGCCAAAAATGAATGGCGATATTAACTATGATGATAACTTTACCGTTGGTGGTAAACCTTATCATGAAGGTGTTAGCAAGTATACTACTGAAATCACAACAAAATATCTGTTTGATAATATAAATAGTTTAAAAGAAGAAGTAGTAATTGATGACCATATGCGCAAAGCTCAGGATCGTTCTATTCGTTCTATGTTAAGTAAAGCGCCAATGACAGTACAGTTGCCAGGCTATCAGTTCTTTGAAAACGAAGCAATTGGTAAAGTTATTAATTTGGAAATCCCAAAAGATATTCCAATTATGGATGAAGCTGCAGTTGGTGAAGATGTGATTGATAAGAAGCGCTCTGGTCGTTATTTGGTATATGGTACACGTCACTTATTTAAGAATGGTCAATATTCTGCAAATCTTAATGTAACCAAATTGGATAATAAAGATTCAATTAAGAACGAGACGGTTAACCAAGTATGATAGACTATTATGGCGATAATTTCAGATGGTTTATTGGTATTGTTGAAGACAATAGAAACGATCCATTGAAACTTGGGCGCGTACGCGTACGTGTATTCGGAGTTCATTCGCCTTATTTTAATCAGATTGAAATTGATGATCTGCCTTGGGCAACAACCATGATGAGTCCGGGAGGTGGCATTTCGGGTGTAGGTCGTGGAGATATTTCTGAAATTGGTGCATGGGTATTTGGTTTCTTTATGGACGAAGAAATGCAAAATCCTGTGGTGCTTGGTACTCTTCCCAAGATTGAAATTCCAGGTCCTGATAATATTAATCCAATGCCTGTTGAGCCAGGTGCAGTTCATAATGATGCAGCTAAACCACAATCGCCTCGTGGTGTAAGTAATGCTGAAAAAGTTACAATGGGCGCAATTGATAGAGGTTTCTCTCCGGTAGTAGGTGCTGCATTGGTTGGCGCACTTGCTGTCGAAACCGGTAATCCAAATCTTTCGCCTTTGACTGAACTCTTGCCAGGACAAGCACCATGACAAATCCTACTTCATTCGGAATCGCTAAATGGACCGGTGAAAGACAAGAAGAGTTTTTTGCTTGGTGTGCATCATTTAATTACGATCCATTTAAGATTGATGTTCAAATCGAATATATTTTTCATGAATTGTCAACCCATCCTGAATTAGGTATGGCACAATTGAAGAATGCAAAAACTATTGATGAGGCCGTTGAAATCTTTACCGAATATTACCTTGGGTATGATGAAGATGAACTGAGTGATAGTCGTAAGGCTTTTGCTCGTGATGCATTTGAAAGGTTTTGTTAAAAATGAAAATTAATGCAGTAGCAATTACATCGAAATTATTGACTCTTCTTGGTGGTATTGTCAAACTTCTTACTAGTACATACACAGCATCAGGTGCCGCTCAGTTGCAGCTTAAGCAATTGAGAGACTCACCGGAAGAAGCTGAAATCGGTGCTGATGTTGGTGGACTTCAGGTTAAAGCAATTGCTGATGAGAATTATGATGATGCCGGTAATCGTACTAAGAAAACTGCAATTGGAATCTATGGTGACAAGCTAGATACAATTGGAGACCTTCGCCGTACACCTACTCCTGAACTTGCTCAAGTGCAGCAAATTTATTATGGTGAACCAAATAAAAAGGCACAGCTTTTTAGGACCGTTACTGCTGTTACTACAGAAGCGGCCAATGAAGCATTTGCCCAAACCTTAAGAGCTACCGGTCAGACTACAGAAGAACAAACATTTCAGGCATCTTTATTTGCTTCCGAGAATCTTGCTGATTCTACCGGTCTACCTCTTGGTGCATCTTCTGTTGGTTTGTTGAATGATGCAATCACTACTATTAATGATGATGCCGAAAGATTTAATAAGCAAATCAAAAAAGCTGGAGATGGCAGCGTAATTGGTTCTTTGACTAAGAATGACGATCCGGCCAATAATACTGAATTGGACACAAAGTCTGATTTGTTTGGTGTATCGACTGTGCCGACAATTGATATGAAGAATGTACCACCGCGAATGATTCTTAAAACTTTTGAAGAAATGGAAGCAATCATTCGTTCATCAACTCGTGAAATTACAGAGGTCGTTGTTCACCATACAGATACATATGAAAACCAAGATGTAAGTTATGATATTTTATACCAATGGCATGTAGTTGATAATAAGTGGTCTGATGTCGGTTATCACTTTATCATTATGCGAAACGGTGATCTTCAGGTATGTCGTCCTATTTCCAAGAAAGGTGCACATGCCCGTAGTCATAACAAATATTCAATCGGTATTTCTTTTGTTGGTGGGTTACAAGGTTCATCAACAAAGAAAGGCAAGACTCGTTCAGCAAATACTTTTAGACCGGTTCAATGGAAAACATTTGACACTTTTATGAAAGCTTTCTATACAGTACATCCGGGTGGACAGGCATGGGGTCACAATGATATTGATCCTGATCGTCGTTCTGATCCAAACTTTGATGTACCTGAATATGTCAAAAAACGTTTTTCAAAAGAAAATGTACAAACTTCTAAAGATGCGGCACTGACCGGGTCTTTGTCTACAGATGAAATAATTGCAAGGCACTAATTAATGGCAGGTTCTTTTCCATATACTGAGATTGTTTCTTCTCGTTCAGGTTATACCAAAGTAAGATTGACTAATGGTGATGTTGTTGAATATGGTGGCTCACGTGGTTATCGTAATAACAATCCAGGCAATCTGACATCCGATTCTAAGTCACAAAGAATCTTAAATAAGTACAAGCCTTATGGTGCTATGGGCTATGACTATGGTGGTAACCTGATCTTTTCTGACATGCAGGGTGGATTCAATGCACAAAAAGCATTGGTCACCGGCACATATAAAGATTATAGCATTGGTGGTATGCTTAATAAGTATGCACCTCCTGGCGCTGCCAATGATCCAAATGGAACTAATGCATCTTATCCTGGTTATATGGAAAAGCAAGGATGGAATCTAGATACTAAGATTTCAGATCTTTCTCCAGAAGAACAAAATCAGTTAATTGCTGATATGATTCGTAAAGAGAATAGCACATCCGATGCCAATAAGATTCTTGATGAAGTTGACTTGGGTGATACTTCCAATGTACAAAAGGGCGGACAATCTGGATTTAGTACACCTGAAGATGATGGTGAAGATGGTCAGAATTCCAATACAGATAATCAGAGGTCTGGATCAGTCACACCTCGTAATGATAAAGTAGTACCGACTGACGATTTTGGCTTTAAGAACTATTCCAAAAATCAATACTATAATGAATCTGGTATCAACAAAGCAGCACGAGGTGAATGGGAACCCAAGCTAAAAGTCGGCGGTGGTCCACTTGGTAAGAATCTATTTCCTACTAGTGCAAATCCACGGTATCCATATAACAATGTAACCGAGACATCTTCCGGTCATCGTATTGAATTAGATGATACACCTGGTGAAGAACGTATCACGACTGTACACGCGGTTGGTTCTGGTATGGAATTCCATGCCGATGGTACAGTGGTTCTTAATTCATATGATAAAACCATTCAAGTTGTTGGCGATGACTTTACCGTATATGTTCGTGTTAATGGCGATATTACATATGAAGGTGATTTGAGCATGCATGTACGCGGTGACATGAAAGTAAAAGTTGATAATAACTATACCTTGGAAGTCGGTGGTAAGATCATCGAAAGGGCCATAGAAGGTCGCTCAGAGGTCGTAGAAGGGGATAAGGTATCAACTGTGATTGGTAACATGTCCGAAACAATTACCAACTCAGCGACCCGTACGACCCTTGGAGATAATACTCAGGTCGTTAAAGGTGATATGAACTTCTGGGCAGAAGGCGACGCCGAATATTTGACCAAAGGTAATCAACATTTTTCTTCAGAAGAATCAATGACATCTGCATCTCCAGTAATCAATGCAACGGCCCTTAATATGAACTTGACTGCACCATCTGGTCATTTTGGTGGGTCAGGCGTTATTGCTCATGGCTTTGCATTCAAAGGATATGCACAAGGTCTTTGGAATAATATTACAATTGCTTCGGCATATACACCAGATGCTAACACGGCACAAGATACTTTGTTTTTGTCTGAAAAAGGTATCTATGATGTTGATATCGATCCGGGTAACAAAATCAAACAATCTCTTGATTTGAGAGAAACTACAAGTATTGGTCAAAATACTTCATCAACAACCGACAATGCAACTTCATTTAATCTGGTAGAATAAAATGATTATTAAAAGAGAAACTATTACAACTAGAGAAGTTCGCTCTAAACTACGTGAAGACAATAATCGTAAAGATGATTTATTCACATCTTTTTGTATGGCAAAAGGCGTATTAGATCCAAGATATAAGTTTTTGGCACCAACTGGTATTAATAGATTAATTGGTAAAGAACCAATTGCAAAGTTTGGTAATAAACCACTTGGTGTATCTGATTTTCGTAAATTGAAATATAAAGAGTTTAAAGGCTTTCGTAGATTTGTTCCTGAAAAGCAGTTTAATCCAATGAATAAAGATAAAATCTCTGCAGGAACCAAATTGGCAAGAGGCGTAACTCTTGGTCGATTTACTGGTGCAATAGGTTCTCGTCATACTCTTAACAGATATAGTCACGCGGAACGTCAACAAATTGCTCGTAACTTTTATTTGCAAGCTCCACTGATGGTAGGGTTTGAAAATAATGAAGACAAGTTCGATAATTATAGTTTGGTTGTTACTGAAGGTCTATATTCGCCTGAAACGACAGAGACATTGACGCGTGATGGAATTAAAGATAAAGCAACAAAAGGTCAAGTAGTCGTATATGAAGTTATTGATCAAGAAGGTAATATGTCACCAGAAAAAACATTTGAGGTGGCACAATACTGGAAAGACAATTTCTTGTTTGATGAATTAATTCTTAGCTATGATACCGTTGATCCTAAAATGGGATATAATGCACAGATTATTGTGGTCATGCCTGAAGTAGGAACTGACTATAATCCAAGATTTGATTTCAAAGTAAAGACTGAATTTAACTTTAATCTATTAGTTAATGATGGTCTGGCAGAAGCATTCGTAAGAACTGCATAAATATATAAAAAAGAGAGAATAATGGCAGCACGTCGTAGTTTTGCAGCAGAAGATAAGAACTTAACCGGGAGTACAGTTGTAACTTCCCGCACTAGGTTCTATTCAGATATTGACTTGTCAATTGCGCCCAAGCCTTCTGGTGACATCTTCAAAAAGGTAGATGCCGAATCAGTTAAGCAATCGATTAAAACCATTATTCAAACGAATCATGGCGAAAGACCTTTTAATCCATTCTTTGGTGCTAATATTAGAGGTCGATTATTTGAGCTAAATCATCCAGATGTTGCTGATGAAATTGAAAGAGATATCATCCTTGCAATTGAAAACTATGAGCCAAGAGCAAAAGTAATTAATATTGATGTTAACAATCAAATCGATCATAATGATTTGAGAGTTACTATTACATTTAAAATCGTATCAACAGAAGAAATTGTAGTGTTGAATACTACACTTACAAGGGTTAAGTAAAGATGGCACGTAAACAAACAATCCACAACACAACGCTGGATTTCTCTAATATTAAACGTTCACTTAGAGACTATCTTGGCTCACAGACTGAATTTTCTGATTACGATTTTGAGGGTTCCGGTCTTTCTGCTTTGATTGATGTATTGGCATATAATACTCATCAAAATGCACTGATCGCAAACTTTGCTCTTAATGAATCTTTTTTGACGACTGCCCAGACTCGTTCTGCAATGGTTAACCATGCTCTTAACTATGGTTATGTTCCTCGTTCTAAGTCAGGTGCAACAGCAATCGTGAATGTTAGCCTAAATCTTAGTGGTGTATCTCCTCGTCCAGCAACTGTGACAATTCCTCAATATACACGATTCACTTCAAGTGTTGATGGTGTATCATATACTTTCTACACACTTGATGAATATATCGGTTATGATCGTACTGGTACAGGAATCTATACATTTGAAAACGAGGCTGGTGATAAAGCACTGGCTATTACCGAAGGTGTTTTGAAAACAAAAACGTTCCGTTGTAATGATGCACTTGAACGCCAAATTTATGTAATCCCTGATGCTGACCTTAACCTTCTTAGCTTGTCTGTGAAGGTGTATGACAATGCATCAACAGATAATTTTGACATCTATGAGAGTACTTCCACAATCGGTACAATCGATGCAGAAACAAAGCTGTTTATTCCACTTGAAAGTTATAATGGCTTTTATGAAATTAACTTTGGTGATGGAGTAAACACCGGTCTTGCTCCTGTACCTGGTAATATCATTAGAGCTCAGTACCTTTCTTCCAATGGTTCGGCTGCAAACGGTGCTGAGGCATTTACTGGTATTGACCAAGTTGAGGTTAATGGCACATCATATCCTTTGATCATCTCTACAGTGACCAAAGGTGCACTGGGTGATGAGAAAGAAGGTGTTGAATCCATTCGTCTTTCTGCTCCACTTAACTATTTGGCAGGTGGCCGTCTGGTTACTTCTTCTGATTATATTGCAATTATTGGTCGTGGTGTACCAGGTATTAAGTCGGTAAATGCATGGGGTGGTGAAGAAGAAGACGAACCAAAATATGGTAAAGTAATGATTTCCATTATCTTTAAAGATGATGTTGATGCTGCACAGAAACAAGCAATTGAAAGAACTATTAAAGATCAAATTGTTGATAGTATTTCAATGATTTCCATTGATGGTGAATTTGTCGATCCTGAGTTTACTTACCTTGATCTTTCTACAGAGGTGAGATATAATGCAGCTCGTACGGCACGTACTCCACAAGCAATGCAGAATCTTATTCGTACAGAAATTAATAAATTCTTTGATGATAACCTTGGAGCATTTAACCAAGTATTCCGTAAGTCACGGGTCACCAATGCGATTGACGCTGCCGATAACTCGATTCTTTCTTCTAAAGTTGAAGTAAAGATGGCAAGTAGATTCCAGCCAATCGTCAATCCGTTGACAGTCCAGATTGCTGAAGCTGATTATGACATTAGCTTCCTTAATAAAATCGATTTTGCAAATGATCAAACTCCAGTAATTACATCTGATCGTTTTTACTTTGATGGTTTGAATATCTGTGAAATTCAAAATAAGCTTGGTTCTACTACTCTACAAATTGTTGATATTGATGGTCGTGTTCTTAATGACAATGTTGGATCATTTAATCCAGAAACAGGCGAAGTAAATCTTCGTGCATTTAAGCCTGCCGGTATTGTTAGTGGTAATCCTTATATTGCGATCAAAGCAGTTCCTCAAGATGATTCTGTAATCAAGCCACTTAGAAATCATGTAATTGATTTGGGTCTTAATAATGTTGTGGCGATTGGTGATGCTGATTTGGCAAATAACTCAGGTGTAGTTAACTAATATGGTACGTGATACACTAAGCGATTATGATCGCGTTACTCCAAACTTCAATCAACCACGGGTTGTTGATGTTGTTCCTGAGCATTTCTTAGAACAATATCCTAAACTCGTTGGATTGCTAGAGACCTATTATGAATGGATGCACCAGTGGCAAGATTCTGATGGTCGAATGGCAATGGGTGAATTTGAAGATATTAATTATATTAAAGATCGCGAAACTGTGCCTGAGCGATTTATTGATTATATGTACAATGAGGCAATTAATGGACTAAGTCCTGACAACTTTGATTTGCCTCGATATACACTTAAGCTTTTGCCTTTCTTTTATAAATCCAAAGGTACTATTGTTGCATCCCAAGGATTCTTTAGATTTCTTTATGGCATTGATCCTGATTTTGAATACCCAAAGAATGATATGTTTATTGTTGGTGAATCTGAAATTGGTGCTGAATCCCTTAAAGTAATTCAAGATTCTTATTTTTATCAAATCTTTTCTGTATTGATTAAATCTGAATTGCCTTATTCTAAGTGGGGTAGAATCTATAAGCAATATATGCATCCCGCAGGTTTTGCATTGTTTGCTGAAACTTTGTTTGAATCGGTTGTTAGTAATGCATCACTAACTTCTCCGTCTGATGCTAAAATTACAAAATTCGAGCACGATGCTGAATCCACTATTAGTTTTGTGTTTGATGGTTTTGCCAGTTCATATCTGAAAACTTGATATAAATATTACCAACACTCGAGATAAGTTTACCTAGGAACTATAATGGCAACTGTTACTACTAAATTTAAAAAGCAATTATTGGAATCCATTGCCAGTGACATGTTGGCTGATTCCAATGAATACTATATTGCTATTGCTAAATCCGATCCTTGGAACGAGACGGACACGGTTCCTTCTGAAGTTAATTCAGAAAGCGAAGTACGTGAATTTAGAAATAACATGTTGGCGATGAAAAAGCTTGTTGATTTTAGCTTTGTGACCCATCGCAATAATTGGGATTCTGGTGAAACTTATCGTTCTATTACAGATGCAGTTGATTTGGATACGATCACCGATTATGTTGTTAAGACTGACAACAACTCAGTTTATGTTTGTGTTGAACAGGGTCGCGATGATGTTGGTCTTCCTGTTGCTTCACAAATAAACCCTCAGTTGGTTGGAACTGGTACAAAATCAAAGCGTACTTCTGATGGATATGTATGGAAATATGCATATACTATTTCCGGTGTAAATGGCGCAAAATATCTTTCCAATGAATATATCCCGGTTGATAAGATTGTCACTGCCGATAATATCAATGAAACTCTTCAGAAAACTGTACAGGATTCTGCAGTCTCCGGTTCCATCATCGGATACCGTGTAGTTAATTCAGGGACTGGTTATGCACAAAACACGACAGCCGTGATCAGCGGGCCTGGTACGGGCGCTGAGGCCGTTGTTAGCGTTGATTCTGATACTGGTTCTATTATTAAAGTTGAGGTTGCTGACTCTAGTGATACTACACAAAAGATCGGCTCCGGATACAATGATGCTAGTATTGAATTGGTTACTGGTACAGGTCCAACTCAACCGGCAATTGTATATCCAATCATCTCTAGAAATGGAATCGGATACGATTCACGTGATGATCTTAATGCACACCTAGGTATGTTTAATGTCAAGTCAGTTGGTGCTGATGAGGCTGGTTGGCCACTAGGTAACGATTTTAGACAAATTGCAATCATCAAGAATCCAAAGAAATATAATGATTCTGACTTTAATGATGCTGCTGGTAATACACTTAGCTTCATGAAATTTACAGGTCAGTCTGGCACTTTTTCTACTGATACTTTAATTCGTGGCACAACTTCTAATGCCGCTGCATATGTTGATTATAATGCAAGCGATAAAACATATTATCACCAGAATAAAAATACTGGATTTAAGTCTTTCCAGGTTGGTGAGACGATTCAGGATTCGGATGATCCAGGTAGTAACTATGGTATTCTACTTTCTGATTCTGATAATGTAATTAATCCATTTAGTGGTGAAATTCTATATCTTGAAAATCGTGCACCGATTCTTCGTGATTCAGCACAGACCGAAAACATTAAAATTATTATCAATCTATAAGGTTAAGACATGACCGAACAATTTCTAAAAAGTACTTTTGAGACTACTTACAAAGACGACTTTAAGGATTCTGATAACTATCATCGGATTCTTTTTAATTCAGGTCGTGCATTGCAGGCTCGTGAACTTATTCAAATGCAGACGATCATCCAAGAGGAAGTTCGTCGGTTTGCTGATAATATTTTTAAAGACGGGTCAGTAGTTACTCCAGGTGGTTTGTCACTTAATAACTCGCTTGAGTTTGTTAAGCTTGAAGGCAACCCGACCATCACGACTTATCAGGTCGGTCAGACTCTTACAGACACTTCCGGTGTAACTGCTGAGATTGTTGCAATTGCTGCTTATGAAGATGCCAGTAATCCAGCAACATTTTATATCAAATATACGAGCACAACTGCTGGTACACCCGGTAATACACCTGTAAGATTTACCAATTCTGATACAATCACCAATGGTATTACGCCAGTACAGATTCAGATTGCAAATACTATTGAAAACCCTGCGGTTGGTCGTGGTACTCAGCTTTCTGTTTCTACCGGTTCTTTCTATGCACAGGGTCACTTTGTTCAGTGTAATCCTCAGTCTATTTTCGTTGATCGTTATTCCTCAACACCCACCAAGAATGTTGGTTTCCGTGTTGTTGAAGATATCGTAACGACCGATGACAATGATGCTCTGTTCGATAACCAGAATGTACTTCCTAACCAATCTGCTCCTGGTGCTGATCGTTACCGTATTCAACTCATTCTCACCAATGAAGAAGATGTTGAAGCTGACCAGAACTTTATTCTTTTGAATCGCATTGATCGTGGTCAGTTTGTTGATGAAATTGATTTGTCAACATACAACATCATTGGTGATGAAATGGCTACACGGACTTTTGAAGAGTCTGGTAACTATACAGTGACAGCGTTTAATGCGACTTTTGCTGATTCTGATGATAATACAAAGCTTAAGTTGGATGTTGATACCGGTGTTGCTTATGTAAATGGTTACCGTGTTTCAAAGACGGCGCCTACAGCCATTTCTGTAAATAAAGCACAAGATACCGGTACAATTGATAATGATGTAGTTGCTGCCAACTTTGGTAATTATGTCAAGATTGAAGGTTCTTCTGTACTTGGAATTCCTAATGTAGATATTCTGGAAACAGTAAATCTTAGAAATGCAACCAACTATGGTGGTTCTACAATTGGTACTGCACGTGTTAGACACGTTGAGCGCGATGGCGTTGATTTCCGCTGGTACCTTTTTGACGTACAAATGGATAATGGTCAGAACTTCCGTGACGTACGTTCAATTGGACTCAGCTCTACTTTTAGAGGTAACCCGATTCTTGAGAATTCTAATGCTGTAATCAAAGAAGCGAATAATAATAACCTTTTCTTTGATATGAGCAATGAAAGACCAAGTGCACTGAATAGCATCTCATTGACGACCCAGCGCCGTTTCACTGATGTTACCACAGGTCTTGGTGTTTCTTCTTTGACTGTAACTGGTACTGAAACATTCTCAAATACAACTCAATGGATCGTTTCTAGAACAGATACTGGAGATATTGTGACACCTTCTTCTATTACAGGAGCAGGTACTCAGGGTGTTTCTATTGATGGTCTTCCAGTAAGTACAAATGTTGAGATTATTGCATATGTTAATAACTCAGCGGGTACCGTAAGAACAAAGACTCTAACTGAAACTACGACAACTGCATCTATTGACTCTGATGGTGATGGTGTTAGGTTTATTCCTTTGACCAAAGCAGATGTTTACTTGGTTTCTAGAGTTAGATCAGAAGATTCTGATGGTGATGATCTGTCAAACAGGTTTATTCTTGATAATGGTCAAAGAGACAACTTCTATGCTCAAGGCCGTTTGATTCTTGATGCATCATTTACTCCACCTACTGATCCTGTATTTGTTCGCTACCAATACTTTGATCATGGCGCTAATGGTCATTTCTTTGCAGTCAATTCTTACAATGGACAAGTTGACTATGAAGAAATTCCAGCGTATGTACAAGCAAATGGCGAGTTAATCGAGCTTCGTAACGTATTGGATTTCCGTGCACGTAAAGGTGATTTGGATTCTGACTTTACTGTGTCTAGCGGTGTTATTCATGAGCTGCCTGCAAACACCGATTTGATTGAAGCTGATGTAACATACTACCTGCCACGTCGTGATATTCTCGCGATTAATAATTCAGGCGCGTTCCAGTACATCACTGGTACTTCTCAGTTTGATCCTCAATTCCCTCCTTTGCCTACTACTGCAATGGACCTATATCAAGTTGAAATGAATGCATACACCGACAATTCAAACGATCTTACGATTACACCTATCGCAAACAAGCGTTATACAATGCGTGATATCGGTAAGATCGAAAAGCGTATCGACAATCTTGAAGAAGTCACTGCATTGAATCTCCTCGAACTCGAAACTTCTACAATCGAGGTTCTTGATTCTAATGGAAACAATCGATTCAAGAATGGTTTCTTTGCAGATAACTTTAAAAGCTTTGATTTTGCTGCAATTGAATCTAATGAATTCCGTGCTTCCATTGATATCAATAATGATGAAGTTCGTCCAGGTTTTAATACTAAGAATGTTAGAATTATGCTGGACTCCGAAGCTTCAACAAATGTAACTCTTTCCGGTGATAATGTATATTTGAGCTATGAAGATTCTGCAGTTATTTCTCAGATTCTTGCTTCAGATACAGAAAACGTTAACCCATTCTCTATCATCACTAATGAAGGGTCTATGGTTCTTTCACCTTCTAGTGATATTTGGACTACCGTTAGACGGACATTTGTTGATTCTCGCGGTCGTCAAGTTCCTGGTAGACAAAGACGTACTGTGCAAAGACTTGTTGCTAGAAGTCAATTTGGACCATGGAATAATGTAAGAACTTTTAGATCTTTGGGTGGAAGCTCTGAACTTCTTCCATTCATTCGTTCTCGTCGAGTATCGTTCCATGCACGTGGTCTTAAGCCATTGACTGAACACTTTGCGTTCTTTGATGGACAAGACGTTGCTGCATTGATTCGCGAAGAAACAGATTTTAGTAGAATTTCTCGTACTTCTAATTTCTTGGATCAGCCTCGTTGGAGAAATAATGATGTACACCCATCTACTGCATCTGCTCTAGTTTCTGATGCGAATGGAGAAATCATCGGATCATTCTTTATTCCAGGCGATACTTTTGCTGCTGGCGAACGTGAATTCAAGATTCTTGACATTTCTGCAAATAATGACGATGGTGCCACATCTATAGCACGTGCTAGTTACTTTGCACAGGGTACTTTGGATAGAAGAACATTTGACATTAGACCAGTACGTCGTGACCCGTTGGCTCAATCATTTAGATTGCCAAATGTTGATATGCCATTTGGTGGATTTGTTTCCAAGATTGGTGTATTCTTCTCTACACGCCCTGATAATGATGTACCGGTACAGATTGAAATTCGCCCATTGGAAAACGGTGTACCATCTCAGAACCAGGTTCTGCCGGGTAGTATTACCTCTGTAAATAGAGATGATGTTGTTATTCCAGGTGACACCAACAACCTGACTTCTGTACAAGGTGCTGAAACTCAGTTTGTATTTGATGAACCAGTATATCTTGAGCCTGGTAATTCTTATGCATTCGTGCTTTCTGCAGATACTACAGATTATAATGTGTATGTTGCACGGGCTGGTGATTTCCATCTTGGTACGACCGAATCTCGTATTAAGCGTCAACCAACAATGGGTTCCTTGTTCTTGTCACAGAATGCAATTACTTGGACGCCTGATCAGATGCGTGATATGATGTTTAATCTTTATTGTGCTTCCTTTAATACGTCTTTGACTGGCGAAGCTATTATTGAAAACGTCGATCTCGCTGATGATCTTCTTGATGCTGATCCATTCTTGACTGACTCAGGTTCGCCAACAGTGACCGTTATTTCTCCGAATCACGGTCTTGTTATCAATGATGTGGTTACCTTCACTGGTGTAGATTCTTCTGCCGATATTGGTGGTATCATGGGTACTTCCATTCTTGGTGATCGCACAATTACTAAAGTTGATGGCACAGGGTTTACATTCGATGCCGATTCGGATGCAACATCCACGGTAAGAGCTGGCGGTAATGATAACCTTGTAACTCAAAATGCGATGTTCGATGCAATTGTTCCTGCTATTGGTAACTTTATTCCAGAAGAAACCAATATGACATTCGTGGCTAATTACACTGACGGTGTTAGCTTGTCAACAGCGAATAATGTAACAAATGCAGCATATGGCAAATCTTCTACAGATGAACCATTCATTCCAGATGAACAAGTTGTATTTGATACACCAAGAATGATTGCTGGTGCTAAACTAGAAGAGGCTGAGCTTGGTGCTGGTGTGCGTTCCCTGACTATTAAGGGTACAATGACCACGACAAACAAGTGGGTATCTCCAGTTATTAATTTGCAACGATCTGATATGTTGCTGGTTAGCAATAGAATCGATAATCAAGATTCTGATGCATCGGTTGTAGCTCCGTTCAATAATCCAATTACTTGGGTTGACGAAACTGATCCTGCTTCCGGTACTCATATTGCTAAGCACGTGACAAATGCGATCAACCTAGAAGAAGCTGCTGTGGGTCTTAAGATTATTGCTGCTATGAATCGTCCATCGGTTGCTGAAGTCGATCTTTACTACCGGGTAATTGATACTGGTTCTGATGATAACATTCAAGACAAGTCTTGGATTTATGTTGAAGAAGAAACCAATAACCCTACTGATAATAACAGAGACATCTTCCGTGATTATCAGTACTTGATTGGCGGTCAGGGTGGTAACCTTGATCCATTCACCACGTTCCAATTGAAGTTCGTATTTAGATCGAGTAATAGTTCACGTGTTCCACGTCTACGTGATCTTCGTACAATCGCACTGGGCACTTAATATGTCCCGTCGTTTGATTAAGGTGCAGGGTAACCCCAGTCTTAGGAAGGATTCTAAGACTGGGGCAATTCTCTCTATAAATAAAGAAGATTTAGAGAAAGCCAAACTTAAAAAGAAAAGTCAAAAAGAAAAAGATCAAAAGATTAAGAATCTTGAAAATGAAGTTTCTGAATTAAAATCTTTGGTAACACAGATGTTAGAGAATAGATAAATGGACAAGACTTACGGTGTAGCTCAAGAGCTCGCAACATCTTTTAATCGCGATTCAAAAGCGACATACAACAATTGGAATGGTGAATCAGTCACAGCCGATTCCGATGTTGCCCGTATTGAATATGAAAATGGCTTGGTAAAAGGTATTCTTATTGAGGATGATGATCTTCGTCTTAAGCTGACAGATACTTATTATGATTCTGCAGATTTCGACGATGAAATCATTAATGGTACTTTTGATAATGGTACAACCGGTTGGACTGTACCAACAACAGCTCAAGTAACAACCGGTGATAATCGTCTAGAATCAAATAGAAATGGCGAGATTGATGAAGACCTTGCAAGTTTTTATCAGATTTTTTCTACACCTGTAGGTCAAAAGTATAGAGTCACTTTTAATCTTATTTCAGTAACTCTTGGCGATTTTATTGCAGAAGGCTCAACGGCAAACTATAATACGATCCATAATTCAATCTATACTAATACACCAGGCCAGCATTCATTTGAATTCACAGCAACAACTACATCGAGTCGTATTTCTATTAGACCTGAAAACTTTTCTGGTGTAATGATTGTAGATAATGTTAGTGTAGTTCCTTTGAACAACTTTGGTACATCTGGTTCTATTCTAGTTAAGGGTAAACACTCATTGGGTCTTGGTCAAAGATCTGCTGCAGGAATCCAGGGCATCTTTTCATTGAAAGATTCTGGTACTTCTGGTACTGATACAATTAATGCATATATTGATAATGATTCATTGGTATATGAAATTGTATCTGGCGGTTCTTCTATTCTTGACCAAGATTTGACTACTTCATTGGATTCCGCTTTTTCAATGCTAGTTACTTATGAAACCGGTAGTCAAAAAGCATTTTTGAATGGAACTAAAGTTGCTGATTTGTCGGTAACTTCTGCATTACCTTCAACGTCAATTGATACATTACAAATTGGCGGAATCTTTGCGGGTTCAACACTTAAAGGCTTTAATGGCAACATTTCTGAATTGAAATTTTGGCCACGAGTATTGAGCGATTCAGAAGGTCTTAGTTTCAGTTCTTTATAAATAATAACGGAATTATAATATCACGGAAGCTTAGGGAATGAATTACGCAGATTTAGAAATTCATCAAGGCGCAGACATCGTTTTTCGACTTGAACTTATTAATGATGATAAGACTGCTAAGGACTTGACGAACCTGACTGCACGAGCTTACATCAAAAAGACATATGCGACATCTGACTCAGATGCGACCGCTTTTGTATGCAGCTTTCCTGAGCCAAGAACTGATGGCTACCTTGATTTGACCTTGGATGGTACTGTTTCCGACGACATGCGTAAGGGAATGTACTACTATGATGTATTTCTGTTTAATAATGATAGCGATTCTGAAAAAATCTTAGAAGGCCGCGTCGATCTTAAGCCTTCAGCAACAAGCATTATTTAGGACAAAAGATGACACGTCGTATCATTGTAAAAAATATTCGTGCTGGTATCCCTAGCAAAACAAGTAGACTGGTAGACTTGAATGACGTTACTGGGAGTCCATCCGGTGCTCGTTCTTTTGTTCAATGGGATTCTGACCAAAATAAATTTGTATTCTCTGAATCAACAGTAAGTGATGCACTGGTTTCATCTCTTGTTGACTCAGCTGTAGTTGCAACGGTTGATTCTGATTTTATTAATAGCATCCTTGGTACTTCTGTTAATGCGGCAACACTGAATAGTCAGCCGGGTTCTTACTACCTCGATTATACTAATTTTACAAATACGCCTGACATTGGTACAGATTCTGCCGGCGTTTCTTTGATTATTGCAGACGATGTCGATAAAGCATTTATTGATGCACTTAATGTTGATGCCGATACCCTTGATGGCCAACATGGTGCTTATTACCTTGACTTTGGTAATTTGACAAATGTTCCGACAAATATCGGTGCAGGTACGGATTCTGCTTCTGTTTCTTTGATTATCACTGAAGATGTTGATAAAGCTTTTGTTGATGCCCTTAATGTTGATGCCGATACCCTTGATGGTCAGGATGGTACGTATTACCTTGATTACGGTAACTTCAATAACACACCATTTATTTTAGATTCAAATAATGTACAAGGCATGATTGACAGTTCAATCAATGCCCTTGATACTCATGACTCTGCGGCGGTTCAGGGCCAGATTAATTCAACATTGTCTGGTGATGTAACGGTTGGTGGTAACCTTACGGTTGATGGTTATATTGCCGGCCCAGTTAATATGGTTATTGACCCAGCAACTATTGGTACTGATTCCGGTACACTTACTATTCTTGGTAACCTAGTTGTTGAAGGTGAAACCACTACAGTTAACTCGACTACTGTAACAATTTCAGATAAGAATATTGTACTGGCTGACTCTGCCACTAATAATACACAGGCTAACGACGCTGGCATTACAGTCAATGGCTCTAATGCTGCAATGCAATATAAGTCGACTGGTGATAAGTGGGAATTTAACAAAGCTCTTTTTTATGGTGCTGACCGGGTTCTGACAACTGCTGATGGCCTCTTGTATGATTCTAATTTAGTACAAGGTCAAATCGATTCAGCAGTAAATCAAGACTTTGTAAGAAGCTTTATTGATCAGAATTTTATTAATACATTTGTCACTCATGAATCTGATTTGACACAAGCTCAGATTGATTCATCTTTGTCTGTATTTGATTTTCATGACTCAGCTGCAGTGCAGGGCCAAATCGATTCCTCCTTGTCTTCATTGGACACTCATGATTCTGCTGCAGTTCTTGGTCAAATCAATGGTGTAATTGCTGCAACAAGTATCGGTGATTTGATTGATGTTGATCTTTCCAATATACAAGACAACTATGTAATTAAGTGGGATTCTGATAATAATAAGTTTATTGGTGCAGTTGATGTAGCATCGGGTGGTGCTGGAGCTGATGCTGATACACTTGATGGTCAGGATGGTACGTATTACCTCAATTATAATAACTTTACTAATACACCATTTATTCTGGATTCGAATAATGTAAGTGGCTTGATTGATTCTGCACTTGCTGGATTTACTTCATATGACTCGGCAGCGGTTCAAGGTCAGATTGATTCCGCAGTAAATCAAGACTTTGTACGTGGTTTTATTGATCAAACATTCATCAACACATTTGTTACACATGAATCTGATTTGACACAAGCCCAGATTGATTCTTCCATTTCTGTATTGGACACACATGATTCTGCTGCAGTTTTAGGTCAAATTAATCTCACAGTCGATCAAACATATGTACGCAACTTCATTGATCAATCCTTTATTAATTCTTTTGTTACACATGAATCTGACCTAACACAGGCTCAAATTGATTCTTCGATTTCTGTACTAGATACGCATGATTCTGCTGCGGTTCTTGGACAAATTAACCTGACTGTAGATCAA